CCGATATCCAGATCGTTCCCATACCGTCGTAGATCATATCACCTTCTTCAGACTTAGGAATGCTCAAGTCTTTTGCCGTCAGGGACTTTGGTCCTGGAGGGGGTTTAAACGTAAGCGCAGCTAAGACGACGAAGAATAGGTTTACTGCGATTTGCCAGAACATTATGCAATACTCCTTCCGTCAAACTTGCTGTCCTTCATGTTGTTGAACCCACCAAAGTTGACTAGATTGTCAAACGTCTGACATGTCTGGATTGTACCGTTGCAACCACGGGCCAAAAGGACGTTTGTCGTTCCCACCCCTACGGCTGTCTCAAGGTCCGGAACAACCTTCTCGATCAGCAGGGTTTCCCCCACATGGCTTTGGATCATGTACTCGACCCCCGCGTATTCCAAGATACCCGCTAGGTAATAACCATCGACCTCGTTTGCTGCAGCAGGTACGGTCAGCGTTCTTGAGCTCACCGCTGTAACCTCCAAAGATGTCTGGAAGTCTGAAAGGGTAAGTCTGCACCCGTGACCGTCCGCGTTTGTGAAGTAATGCGCGTGTCGGCATGTCCTTTGCACCACCTGCGCCACCGACGACTTGGCCGCTTCGGAAACCGAGGTGCTGAAGATGAGGTTGGTTAAAACCATTGCAGGTTCATGGTCGTCCAGCGACCCTTTGTAAAACAGCGCGAACTCTTGATCTGGGTCGTTTTTAAACCCCTGCCAGATTTCGATTTCTACGCGCTGCGTGTCAGGGTTTTGAATAATAAGCTGGGCGATTGTAGAACGGGTGAATACCTGACAGGTTAAGTCCGATCGGGTCTCTTTAACGGTTTGGTAGATGTCAGAGCGGTTGATGGAAGTCCACGCCCAGACCTGCCCCGTTGGAAAGTCTGTGCTGGGGCTGTTGTTGGGGGTGATGTACCCTCCAGCCTTGGGGGTGTAGTGGTATGCTACCCCGTCCACTGTGATTCGGTACAACCACACCGGAAACTTACCAAACAAAAGACCTTCATAATCTGCGTACGCCATTAAACCACCTCCAGAATTGGAGTTTCAACTGTCGCCAGCAACCCGTCCGCAGAGTAGCGGTATTGAAAAACAAATTCGTCTGTGTCGAACCTGCACTTGCGCATAAAGCTAACGGTGGCCGCTGTGGTGTAGGTCGTACCCGTCACAGCAATTTCTAACGTCTGCGCGGTGGGTGAAACGTCCGTCGCACCTGTGATTGTGCGGGTCGTTGTATTGGACCCCTCACTAAAGTTGACAACGGTTCCCACCATGTCCGCGGCTGGGGCTACAGGTTGCACGCTGAAGCTTAGCGCGTTACTAGCCACACCTGCATTTAGCAGCAGCTCAGGTTGCCCAGAAGTCACCCACATCTCACCGTCCTTACCACGCATGAAATGCAGGAACCTCCTAAGCTCCATGCGGTCCGCGTAAGTTGCGTCGAAGAAAGACAACGTACCCGCGCGCCGTGTGTAGTCCTCTGTAGATCCAATTTCAAACCCACCGAACCCTGTATCAAACAGAATGGAACGGCGCCCATTACCACCAGCCAGCGGGCCAAACATTGAAAACCCATCGGTTACAAAAGGCGCACCGTCATAAGTGCTGTATGGATTAGCTGGAATATCGATTGGGGAGGTAGACAAGAACTTGAGGTTGACCCCACGAATAGGGTAACTTGTGTTGTCTACAATCCCTTCGGGACATATGCAGTTGATTAAAGGTGCAACGAAAGTGGGTTGCGCGGCCGATGCTGCGTAGGTAGCACCAACCCCTGCAGTCAACGTGATGCTGCTTGCACCAATAGACAACACCTCAGCCTGTTCCCAAAGGTCCCCGCTTCCGATTATGACCTGCTGACCCACCGCGTACACAACCACATCGTCCACAGGGATAATTGTGTCTGTCACAGCTATGGAACCCGTGCGGGCGAGGGTACACGTGGGCCATTCAGGGACTAAAAACGTCTGCTCTGTGTCGCTAAGAAACAGGCGTGTCATTTCTTCCGCCACCCTTGGTGAAGATACGTAACCATAGCTTAACGTCTGGATACCGTCCGCGTAACTTACGCGGCGCTCCGTCGTGCGGGAAGGTAGCACTTCTGTGCGAAACCCAAGGGTTTCTGACATGCTGTTGGGTGGCCAGTACCAGACGCTCATGACTGCATCCTACGGTTAGCACGGGCGCGCTCTCTTTCACCCCGTGGTGTTGTGCGGTAAGTGTCAACCTTGCTTGGATCGTCCAGCACAACAACCTCAACTTCAGGCGCTGCCACGTTGACATTGGGTTGCATTCCCTTCAGCGCGTTGTTGGTGCGGTCGTTAGGAATGACTTGTGAACCTTTAGGTAGGTTCACAATCTCGCGACCACGCTCACCGACTACTGTCGGGCCACCGCGCCAATCGTTTGTCCCGTTTGCGTTTGCACCCAATCCAATCAAACCAAGCACACCACCACCTCCTGGACCGCTAGCCCCCATCGAGGCGGACAGGATGCCACCGGAAAGCACGTCTGCGGCCTTGGCTGCGGCGGCAGCGATCAGCCATTGTGCTGCCATCTGGGCTAGCATCTGAATGAGTGCTTCCCCGAGGTTTTCACCGTTTTGGGCTGCGGCAAGAAGACCTTGTCCGATACTCTCGATCTTCTGCTGGGTCTCACCCCATTGGGCCTCTGCCATTTGCTGCTGCAAGACAGCTTGTGCTTGGCCAAACTGGTCTGTGTTGATTGTACCCTCGTTCATGAGGGTACGGTAGCGCTCTAATTCAAAGTTGAGCTTTTGTTGCTCGGTCCACTGCGACTGTACAAGCGCTGTTATGCGTGCAGCAGCTTGCTCCCTAGCTTGGGCCGCTTGGTCCACACTACTGCCACCACCGCCGCCCCCACCGCCGCCCGCAGGTTCGTCGTCGTCCTTGAGCTGGTTCTCAAACTCAGTGCGGTATCCGGCTCGTGGATCTTGTGCACCACCACCCCGACCACCTGCAACGGACACACCCATGTTGGCCACCGCCTTGCTAGAGTTAATTGCTACTTGATTCCAAGCTTCAGCTAAAGCGTTTGTGTCGTCAGTTGCGTCACCTACTGCACCACCATAAACAACCATGCCGTCCGCGGCTGCTGCAATGTCACGCTCCATCTGTTCGATTACCGCTTGCGCCGCTTCAATTTCGGGGGTGACTTCACCGGCCTCAGCAACCATTTTCTCCATAAGCACTGTTGCTGTGCGTAGATCTGTAATCAGGTTTCCGTAGCGTTCGGCGTCTACGCGCCCCTCCTCCATACCTCTAGCTATGGCTTCGTCGCGCAGACGAGTGTAGTCCGCAATTTCTTGACGCAGCGACGCCTGCACAGCCAGTTGATTGCGATAACCCTCTGTGGCTTTGATATTCTCTACGTTTTCTTGGCGCAAAGCGTCCGCAGCCTGTAGGCTTGCTTTTGCACGGGCTAGCGTCACTTGCGCGGTCTCGAGCGCGACGGTACGTCCAGCAGTAAAGGACCCGTTCAGCAGGTCCGACTTCGCTAGCTCCTCGTTCATCGCTTGGGCTGCTTGCTCTGAAGCGGTAGCAAGTTCCTGCTGTGCGGACCCCATACCAAGGATCGCGTTAACGCCGGCAGGGATTCGCGCGATTGCATCGATTATTGCAGTAAAACCGCGGGCGACGTTCGTGGCGACTTGAATAATGGTGCGCAGTATAGCGGTCAAACCCGCGTCCCCTAGCGAAATGATTAGACCCTGTATGGAAGACACCAGACTGTCGATGTCCCCGCCAAGGTTGTCCCGCATAGTAGTCGCTGCGTCCGTTGCTGCACCTTCCACGTTTTGCATCTCTGCTGTCAACGTGCGCAGCCGTGTGTTGTTACCCACAAGCGCAAGGATAGCTGGACCACCACGGTCACCAAAGATTGTCAACGCGTCTGCCGCGCTGATCCCAGCCGTGGCTAGCGTGTCAATAATATCAGTCAGGTCTTGTGTTGCTGGGTTGACGTCTTCAAGGTTAATTCCCATTGCAGCAAGTGCGTCTGCTGCCTCGTTGGTTGGGTTTACCAAAGACGACAAAACTTTGCGCAAGCCTGTACCAGCCATTGACCCCTGCAAGCCGTTGTCGCTTAGGACACCCATAGCTGCCGCAGCGTCGTTAACGCTGATGCCCATCGCCTTAGCAACAGGGCCGACAAATTTCATAGCTTCACCAACCTGCTCAACGCTGGTGTTGGCACGCGATGACACAGCGAACAGCGCGTCGGTTACGTCAGCGGCATCTTCTGCTGCTACACCGAACGCGGACATAATGTTGGACGTGATGTCTGCAGCTTGCGCCAACCCCATCGCGGAGGCCGTCGCAAGGTCAAGCACGTCTGGAATTGCGGACAGCGATTGCTGCGCGTCAAAACCAGCCATAGCTAGGAACTTCAACCCGTCCGCAGCTTGCGCTGCAGTAAACTCGGTTGTCGAACCAAGGTCCTTGGCCATATCGCGCATGGCAGCAAGGTCCGAAGTGCTAGCGCGGGAAATAGCCCCCACCTGCGACATGCTAGATTCAAACTCCCGTAGCACACGAACGGCCGTTCCTAGACTCCGCAAAGCTACGACAGCCCCAGCGGTGGCGGCCGCAGCTATCTTCCAGTTCCTAGCCATAACAGACGCAGAGGTCGCAACGGTGCGACCAGCCTTTTGCGCTTCGTCTGCAAGACCTCTGGACGCACGCTTGGCGCGGTCAAGGTCACGGGAGTCAACCGTCATTGCCAGTTCTGCGACGTCCATTAGTGTAACTCCTCATCACGTTCTGCAGGGTTAATACTTAGCGGGTTCCGACCTTCGTACTTACCTTCTACGAAGCTTATGGAAAGGTCCCGAAGTAACCTGCGCTCGTAGGGGGTTGGGAGCTCCCCCGTAGCTTGGTGGTACGCTACAACGTCGCACCAGTCCAGCGCAGTTTCCCCGAGGTTAGGTACTATTTTGCTTCCACCACAATCGACTAAAGCTTGCAGCATGTACGAACCCGCAAGATGTTCTTTTGCGAGTCCGCTTGGTTTATTCATTTTGCGAAGGTATTCAAGCCGGTTATAAGGCCACCGTGTGGTAACTCCCTTACCTGCGTCCTGCTCTGGTACTGCAGACAGCCAACCTAGCTGACGAGCTTCGGCCTTTAAGCGCTCGGCAGCGGTTTGAAAAAATTATCGCGTTCGCGTGAGAACGCAAGTAGCTGACGCGAGATGTCGTCCGACAGCTCTACAAACGCGCGCTTGTTTTCGTCTGTTGGTTCAAGCGGCTTACCGTTTGACCCTTCGATGTTTACAAAAGACACAATGAGCGCGCACGCAAACTGCAACCCGCTTTCGTGCTCAGCATCGTCTTGCGAGAACTTAACCTTGCTTTTGGTTTGGTCCAGCATCATACGCGCTTTCTGTTTGCGCGTAAAGCTCTGGATTGTTTGGGATTCCATACCGCGCACAATCAGCCCAATCGCTGCAGACTGCGGTGGGTCTTCTGAACCAATCCACTCCCCTTGCTTGGTAGCACCTTCCCCTGTGTACATTGGGAAGCCGTACTTGGTGTGATGCAAGTGCAAGAACGCACCTTCGTCCTGCGGTGATTTGGTGTCAAGATCTGTTAGTAACATTTGGGTTCTCCGAGTTCATGGGTTCCCTGTGAATTAAAAGTGGTGCGCGGGGAACCCGCCCACGCACCACCTCTCAGACCCGCACCTGCCCAACCGTGGGAGGACAAATAAGCAGGGGGTCTAAGCTCTTAAGCGCCGTCGACCTTCGTGATACCAGTCTGACCACGAATAACGAAGTTGGCGCCTTTGTACTGCGACGCAGTACGCTCGAGGTCTTTCAGGTTGGCGATGAGACCTTGGAAGTAATAGTCGTCGCCGTCGCTGTCGGTCACCACGAAGCTGTGCGTGGTGTTGCCGTTGTTTGCCGCGCGCACAATCACCTGACCTGCGTCCGCACGGTCGTACTCGATTGTCACTGCGATTTCACCGAGGTCTTTAACCCCGTTGACGTGCGTCTTACGTCCTGGTTTGAGTAAGTCGAACGAGATGTCTTCCGACTCGTCACCAAGCTCCCCGAAGGAAACGATCTTACCGACTTCCGTAACGCTGAGCGCTTCGTAACCAGATTGGTCTTCCGTAGCAGGTGAACCCGATACGATAGACAGTGTTGAACCGATAAAGCTGATAGACATGTTTTATCTCCTATGCCTGAGGTGTGATCCCCGCGTTCACCCTACATAGGGAACCGCCTCGCGGGGGAAGGTGGTATCAGGTTGCGTTTGCCACGTACTGCAAAGCAATGGGCGAACGGTACGTCTTCGTGTCTGGGAACCCTTGTGCAGTTTCAGCTGGTTCTGTCAGCACCGTAATGGTCCCACCGGCGACCGCAAAGGTTTGTCCCTTTGGGAACGTCGTGCGCACAGCGTCAAGGTAGTCTAGTACAGCGTCCTCACCTAGCCCATGCTCCACGCACAGCACCACCTGCAGAGAACCTTCTTCGCGCTCGATAGCACCCCCACCTTTCAAGGAAGGGTCTGTACGCTGTCGAACCAATGTAGCTTCCCACCGTGGTACAACTGAAGAATTGAATTCCACGTTAGGCCAAGCGATGCTAGGTGCACCTGCAACGGTGAGCAACCGCGCTTTGATTGCATTAGAAATGTCTTTGCTGTTCATGGTACAACTGCTCTACCTTTTGCGACCGCACCGCGGACGTACGAGTTCCATTTTTTGGCGGCTTCTGGAATCCAGAACGTACCCATCACACCGTTCGCGCCGTAGTGCACGTCTGGTGCGTAAGGGGCCACCGCTCCGCCCCATGCGAACCGCGCTTTGTCGCCGGCTTTCATGCGACCGATCACCCCCACATAACTGTTCTCACCAGTAGGCCCAGACAGCGCAGACGTCCCAAGCAAGGTCGACTGCAAAGAAGCGGCTAGCGGACCAAGGTCACGTGGAATAGTACCCTTCTTGCGGCTACCACCACGGTTGATTCCTGGAGCGATGTTGATACCGCGTAGTAGGTCGTTGGTAGCCTGCCGCACCACGTAGTCCATACGGCGTTCACTTTTGTCCGCCCACTTGTCGAGGTTTGCAAAACTGTACTTGGTCACGCTGCGCCCTGTTTAAGCATAAAAGTCCAGTCCACGTCCACGCGCTTCACGCACCTGCAGTTGACGATTTCTTCCACTGGTGCACCGCTGCTGCGATCTCCAGGATACAGTAAGGAGTACCCTGCACCTGTTGTGAATGGTTCCCCACGTCCACGCTTTTGCCCGTCCATTGCAGCATGGCTTTCGCGGGTGCTTGCGTCGTTAGAGGCGTCCCACAACTCTGTAATAGAGTCTTGCGGCATGTTTTCATTTTCCATCATTTGCGTCACAGCTTCGTCCTGTGCAGAATGTAACCCACCCAGCAGCTCCGTGCGCGCAATGGTTTCCCCACGGTAGCGCAGGAGGTTGTTCTTGTACCCTAGCACAGCACGGTCCCGCAGTTGAGCAGGGACGCGCCCGTTGCGCTGCAAAGCGGCGCGGATTG